GCGGCAACTGAACTGAAAATAACGCCACCGCCACCCGTTACAATAAAAAATCCTGCAGTTGTTCCTGACAATGTAATTCCTACACGATTACTTCCGCCACTAATTACAAGAACCCTTCCTGAATCGTGAGTTGATGGCAAAATAACATCCGCAAACAAAGTTCCCTCCGTTTGCCCAATCAACGAACTAATGCCCGTCTTGTAACAAGCATCCGCCACCCTTGTGGCACTCGATGAAGTTGTTGGGATGTAGGAGGTGGCGTAGGATGACGCTTCCATTTGTGCGCCCCAAACTAAAATGTCCGCAGTTGTTGAGGTTGTTGGTAAACTTGAGAAAGTAATAAAATTCAATCCCGAAGAAGTTCCCGCAGCAACAAAAGTATAAGTATAACGCACCCAATCGGTTGTAAAAGTCACCCCATTTGCATAAGCCCCGTTCCATGCGGTGTAAAGTGTGGGTGTTCCACTTAATGACTTTGCCCAAAAACTAAGCGTATAAGTAACTCCCGCCGTTGTGGCAACCCTTTGGTATAATTCGGCGTAACTCGTGCCGCGTGTAAATTGCAATCTATCCGCGTTTTGTGTACCGTCTGGAGATGTCGCATAGTTTGCGGTTCTTGTAATTGAACCTCCCGCACCCGCGCCTTGAGAATATGCCGCATTATCAAACTGCTCCGAATATGTCAACAAATTCGTACTCTGCTTCTCCAACAACAAACTAGGACACCCGCCCCCGCCATTTTGGTAGGTTAGGCGTGGAACATTTAATCGGTCGGTAGTGGGGAAATAGGGTTTGGCGGTTGAGCCGATGTTTAATTGATAACCCCAAGCCAATAAATCTGCGCTTGATGATGTACTTGTAGAAAGTGTAAAGCGTGGATAAATTGTTGCGCTTGATGCCGTCCAAGTGTAATCGTAACGAACCCAATCAGTTGTTATCGTTTTGCTAATGTTTGCCGTATTGTCATTAAAAAAAATGATTGTAGGCGAACCGCTTAAACTTTTCAAATAAATCGAATATGTATAAACTTGACCAACAACTATGGGCAAAGTTGGTGCTAAAATCCATGTCGCATTTGTTCCTCCATTTAACGCCAATTGAATGCGGTCAGCGGTTGTGGTACCGTTTGGGGCAACTCCATAATCACTTGTTTGTGTTACACTCGCTCCCCCTGATGCGGTAGAAAACCACCCATTTGCACTTGTAAATTGCTCGGAGTTACTCAGCAAATTCCAAGGCGTCACCTCAACCAATCCCGCACTATTGATGCGTGTTCCGTTGGATGCACGGGTGAAACTTAAATCGCCGCTTCCGTCGGTTGGAATTGCACTGTATACAATATCCTCCTTATACCCCGAAGGAATCATGACCAACGAGGCCTTATTTAACAAATCGCTCATAAGTTATTTAATTTACGCAATAGACAAGAGATACCCTCATAATAACCACCGTCACTTGTGATGCGAGACTTGTACAATTTTACAATGCGCCAACCTTGACCCTTGTAATTTGATGCTACCCGCGTGCCAATTCCGAGTGCTGAACTAACTAACATTTTAGTAACCGATTACAGAACCAGAACTAATAACAAAGCCAGTAATTTTATTACCCTTTCCCGCTGGCAAATATGCACCTTGCTGAAAAGTAACGCCGCTCATTCCGCGTGCGCTCAATACATTGGTAGCCGTGCCGTTCTCTTGGGTTACGGTAAAAGAAGTAAATACAGTGTCCTCGGTAGGTACAACTGCGTCATAACTAACTGAGGTAACTGTTGCAGCCGCGTGGTATTTAAAACCCTGCGAGCCTGCTATAATGTCTGCGCTTGCTTGTGCCATAGTACCCGCAATTTACAAACACATTAAAAGCAAGGTGTTAACAAATTAAATGAGCCACCACTGGACGCCGTTACTTATAATAGTGCAAGTGTCGTAAAGGCTATTTAATACTTTAGTTGGGCCTCCGTCTATGTCTTGGCCTCCGCCAGTAATTACAACAGTGTGGTTAGTAGCAATTTTCTTAAAGTAGTATTTTTTGCCCTTGCTTTGCGTTGGGTCTGGTAAGTCTACATTTACAACCCCACCGCTAGAGTCGCAAATAATTAACTCGTAGCCGTTTGTTATTGTGTGGCTGCCTGCTGTATAAGTTACAGAAGCGTTGTGCTCTTGTATATGCCAGTCTAATACCTCGGTGCTGTCCTTGTATTCTAGCATTACTTCCCAGCGCGTGTTAAGCGTAGGCTGTGAGGTTGGCGCGCCGTCTGCGTAGTTTACTAGGTGCTCTACAAGTCTGTCGGGTATTGCGCTAGTCTCAGTGTTTAACTTGCTTATTGCAAACTCATGGTAGTTTAAGCGGTTTGTTATAATGCGCTCCCCGCTTCTTGGGTTCCAGTCAACACCACCGCCGCCAGTTGCAAGCGTATAGTCTTGAGCCAAGCCCAACCACTCACCTGCCCAGCGTTCAAACCTTGGGTAAAAAGTCCCGCCGTTAAACAGCCACTTAGTAGAGTCAAACTCTAGCGACTTAATAGCGGACAAGTTACCAGCGTCGTGCCAAGTACCTTGCACAACTGGAACGAATTTGTTATAAATACCTGCAATACGCTTGCCCAGAATTGTGCCTAACTCGTCATGTACTGCCGAGGCAAAGCCGCTATACCAGTCTGAACTAACTACCCATGTAGTGCCGTTGTAAACATACACAGAGCCAAACCCATATAGGCCCTCGTCGTCGTAATATGCAGGCCCTAGTTTAACAAGTTGGCTGTTACCACTTGCCCCAGTTACGCTTATTGTCTGCTTGGTAGTGTGAGCAAAGTCTGGGTTTTCAATAGTGCCCCAAGGCTGTGCCGCTGTAATAGTACCCCAGAAAGGAATAGTAGAAGTGTTGCTGCTAGCCCAGTTGTTAGGCGCTACAAACATACCTTGTTCGGCCTCCATGTAAAACTCTACAAACAGACGAGTAAAGCCGCTAGGTACTGGCGGCATTATAAAGTCCATTACATGAGTGTTGTAACTGTTACGCGTGTTTGTAACGGTTAACTCTTGAGTTTGGTATAAAGGTAAGGCCAGAGAGTTGTAAGCGTTTGTAATGGGGCTATATTGCGAAATAGTACCTACTGAGTTTTCTACATATATTTTGTAATTGAAAATATAACGCTGGTATTTTTTAGCGCTGCTCGTGCTTAGTGCTACATAAGAGTCGTCAAACCATTTGCAAAGCATGCGCACCCGTGTAGGTTTGTTTTCTGCTATTGTCTTGTCGTCTATTGACAACTCAATACTGTTGACGTCGGGCTCAGTCCTAACTACAAAAATAGCGTTTTGTCTTTCCTCTATGACGTCAATGGCTCTAACTGGTGGCTGGTATGTTAGCGTCGGTTTGGCTTCCCATTGTGGCCTCACATTAGCGGCAAGGCTAACGGCGTGTAAACTGTTGCTAGTGCTTTGGTAAGTTCCCGCTGTGTTATAAATTCTGGTAGTAAGGTTAACGCTGTTATAAGCGTCGTCTGGTAAAATCCAAAACGCCCCGCTTTCCAATGTCATGCGGCTGCCATAAATGCTAAGTATTTGCTCTATGGCTTGCTTGCATGTTAGTAAGTCTATGTCTGTTGTGGCCTCGAAAGGGTCCGTAGTGTCAATGAATTGGACGTCAGAGAATGGGTCAAAACTCTGGTAAAAACTAAGCAGGTTAAACTTTGTGTTCGCAAGTCCCTTATAAGAAGCCTGCGCAGTGTCGTACATAGTAACCCCGTCGCGCAAGTAGGTGCTTTCGCCCAATGCTGTCCAGTAGTCGTCTAACCCACAGTATTCTAGTGACTTGCGTATAATGTCCAAGCCAGTAGCCAAGGAGTCTGTAAACCAGTCGGGGTTAACATAAAAACCATCGAGCAAGTTAAGCGAGTCCACAGCGGTTAAGTCAAACACTGGTGCGCCGTCTATGCTCTCGCGTAGGTAATTTGCTTGGTCAGCAACTACGCGGCCCACATAGTAAAGGGCGTCTGCTCTGTATACTACAAGTGCATAGCGGTTCTCTTCGCTGTTTGCTATGGCTATAAACGCATTACGCACCGTGTCGCTAGGCATAGCCCAACTGGTTGTAATACGGCTAGGCCTTACATAGTTCTCGTAATAAGTGTCTCCCTCGCCTTGGCGCTCAACTGTAAAGCCGTTGCCTGCTAGGGTTAATTCTGTGGCGTCTTCTAATTCTATTAACTTCTCAAGTAAGCAAGCGCTGCCCTCTTGGTAGCCTCCTGCTGCTGTTACTCTGGTAGCATAACGGCTAGCAAAGTTGTTAGCACTTGAGCCAGTAGCCCCGTCCCATAGTTCAACTCTGTACTCTATATTCTCAATGCTCAAAAATGAGCCAAAGTATTTTCTTGCCATTAGCCGCGTTTGCTGTCTTTATTATACCGTTCTAAAACTATTGCCAAGTCCCTGCCGTTAATGCTAGTGCTTGCAATATAACCGCTCTGCTCGTTTGTCTTTAGCATTCCTTTTAATTTGTCTAGCGGCGCTATAACTTCTGGGTTTGTTCTGGCGTTAGGGTATTCCCCTACCAGTCCCAAAGTTGGCCCGCTAACAATTCCACCTTCAGCAAATGCGGTAGGCTGTGGCCCTTTGTTTAGCATGCCCGTAATAATAGCCGAGCCTGCAATAAGCGCAACACCCGCAGCAGCTGCCGCTAATGGGTTTTTAAGTATTAACTCTTTAAACGCTTTAGACGCTGTGGCTGTTGCAACCAATGCGCTACCGAATGCCCGCATAAATTTAGCGACACTTTGCAGCATGGCTTTACCAAACTGGTCCACGCTGTCAATTTGCCCAGTCATAAGCCCGCCTATTAATTCCCCAAAACTTTCGAGTCCCTCTGCTGTAAGGTTGTTAAACGCTTGGTTAACGCCCTCCATAGCCAGCGCCATGTTTTGCTCGTATTCAGTAACTATTTTTATTTGTTCGTCCGTGCTTTGCTTAATGACTTGAGGGTACTGAGTTAATGGCCCAGTCGCTTTAGCGAATGCCTCAATAGTTGGGGAACTTGCGCCGAGTTGTGGAGTCTTAGCGTTAGTAGTATTCAGCGCCTTGACATTGTCCGTTAATGCTTTTACAGCGGTGCTCTGTTGAGTTAGAGCAGTAGTCTCTTTAGTGGTTGGAGTTATTGCCAAGTTTTCAGCAGTTGCCATTTTTATAATGGCGTCAATTTGCTGCTGTAAGTTTTGGGCGTTCTTTTCCGCTATACTGGCTAGCCCTTTCTGGCTTTGCAAAAAGCCTTGAATTTGTGAAGGGTCCGCGCCTGCTGCATATAATTTATTTAATTCCGCCTGCTGAGTAATTTGTGCCTGCTGTCTACCTAGGTCAATGTCTATAAGTTTGGCGCTAAGTTCCTGCAATTTATTATACGCCGCTTTGGCTCTAGCCTGCTTTAAAATTTCATTAGTCAGCCCTTGCGTAGCGGTTTTTAATTCCGTGCTATTTACTTTGTCTAGGTTTTGGTTTGCTAAGAAACTTGGGTAAATAGTTTGTATTTCGGCAAGCGCTTTTTTACGCTCTGCCATACTAGCGTTATGGTTATTAACAACCGCCAATAAAGCACTAACATTCTTAACCTCTTGCTCGAAGTTCTTTTGTGTTTCCTCATTTATTGCATTAAAGTTTTTCTGTACTGCCGAGGCTTTGTCTGCTTTGTTTGTATAGTTTGCAATAGCAACACCTAACGCAACTACTGCCCCAATGGCGAGCGCATAAGGTGCGGCCATTATAGCGACATTGGCGGCGCGTTGTGCTACTGTTTCAGCGGCTAACGCTGTTGCTAACTTTGCACTGGTTGCCGTCCTTAATTCGTTTAATAAAATAACTGCCCCAGTTCGTGTAGCGTTCTCGTCAAGTAGCAAAGCGCTTACGGCTTGTAAGCCATTAACTACCGCCATAGCGCCTTGGAGTTTTAACATTGTTTTTTGGAAGTCCTCACTCTGTACTCCCGCCAATGCCATAGCCCCTTCAACTGCGCCAAATGCGCCAGCAATACCTTGCACGCCTCCCAGTACAGCGTCTAGTTTTCTAGTGTCACTAGCAAAGTAACTAACCTCCGCGCGGGTGTCGCCTATGGCGTCTTTCATTTTACCCGCTGCTATTATAATGTCGTTAGCAGTTTGAGCAAACTCTGGGCCTAAGGCTCTAGCCTCCATAGCCAAGTTAGTTAACTGCCTAACCGTTCCAGCCGTTGGGTTCTTTTTTGAAATTTCCGCTAGTTTGTTTTCTATTGCACTGGCTGCCTTAGCAGTCTCAGCACTCATTTTATTACCGCTAGACTGTATAGCAGTAATGGCGTCCTGCAAACCTTTGCGGAGTTTTTCTATGTCCGCGCCAATAACAATGTTTAACGAGCGTGCCATTACCTAATATAATTAATTATAAAGTCTTGAGAAACTTGGTAAATACCTGCAAAGCCCGCCTCATCGTCTGTTAGTTGTACTTCGCTGTCTAGTTCTATTGTCTGGCATTTAATGCCGTTAAAAGTGCTAGGCAAAGTAGCCGCCTCAAACGCTGCCCTAACTTGCTCAGCTACTGCCGTAGCGCTAGCGAATGTAGTGCCAAAACTATTAACCTGCACTCTGGCAAAGTCTGTACGGCTGTGGCTTGTATTCGTAGGGCTAGTAATAACGCTAACAAGGTTGTAACTAATTGCAGGGAATGCGGACTCTTGAGGAATGCGCAAAGGGTTTAAGCGTGTACTCACTAAGGCGGTAAGCCCTGCGTAGTTGCTCAGTATGTTATAGGCTATTTTTATAGGGGCGCTCATGCTTTGGCGTCTGGGGTTAACTTGGCAAAGACATGCGAATATAACTTAACGGCGTCCTCAATACTAATATAGTCGGACTCCTCCCAAGGAAAAGTTAACAAGCGTTTGGGCTCAATAGGTTTCTTTAGGTGTGGCGACATACCCACAGCAACAGACCAGCGGGCTAGTTCCCATTGGTTTCTGTATTGTTGAGTTTGCGCGGCTCGCATGCCCTCAAGTTTTAAACGCCAAAAACGCGGCGTGCATTTCCAAAACTCAGACTCACTTAGTCCAAGTTCTCCGTAACTAATGCGCTCTATTTTGCGCCAAGTAAGCGGGGCGCTGTCCTCCTTGGCTGTTACTTTCCCTCTGGCTCGTCGCTGGAAAAGAAGTCTGTAACGGCAGCAGTAAACGCGTCCAATGCTGGCGCCAACTCTGTAAACTTTTTAATTGAGGCGCCTAATTTTTGAATAGTTGCAAATGGTGTCTTTTCACCTTTGGCCTCGTAGCCCTCAATAATTCCGTAGAATGCGCAGGCTAGTGCAAAGTCCATGCTCTTAGCTAAGTCCTTCTGCATGTTAAAGTCTGAAAAGTTTTCCATCCCAGCCAACTGCATTACATTGCGTAGGCTATTCATGTTAAATAAAAGGGGGTGACTAGCACCCCCAATTTTAATTTCTGTGCTCATGGGCACAAATATAGTAAAAGAATTAAGACACTGTGCCAACAGTCAAAGCGCCAGTACCTTGCAAGGTTCCAGTAAAAGTTGCTTTGTCGTTGTTTGGGGCGCTTAAAGAAAGGCTGCTAAAGTAAGCAGAACCCGTTAATTTTTCGTCGCCGCTTACATTAGTTGTCATTACAACAGTAACAGAAGTACCAGCCAACAAGTCTGTAATAAGGTCCTTAAAAGAAAGTCCGCTAGTGCTTACGCTTGCGTCTTGCTCAAAAATTCCCTCTACATTCAAGGTGTAGCCGTACTCGCCTGCAATAAATTCCTTTGCGCCTGCGCTGTCTTTGTTAGTGACATCAATCATGTCCTTAGAAATGTCGATGCTTTGAGAGGTCGCGTTAGCGATTTTAGTCAATGTGCCCGCTACATCCTTGTAGATGCTAATGAGCGTGCCGTTTACTGGTCCAGTAGTTGCCATGGTTATTTATATATTAAATTATTTTTCTTTGCTAAATCGCGCAGCATTCCGTCTACGCCTTTAATTATTCCCTCAATTACTTTGTTTTTATTCTGGTCAAGTGCTGGTCGCATGAATGGGCGAGGCGCTAGGCTCCCAGTGTAACGGCCGTTTCTTTGTATACGCGGGCCAGTGCCATACTCAAACATGACACCCAAATAATGGTTATAATAGTTTCCGTCCAAACCAATTAAAACACGCTCTCTATTCTGCTTGTCCAGTTTTGTAATAAACTTAATAGACTTACGCAAGTTGCCAGTGTCAGCAGGTGCTAAATTTTTAGCCGTGTCAATAATGCACTGCGCTTCCTGCTTAATCATGTTTTGAAGTTTTTCTGTTTTGACATCGACGCCAATGTTTTCCAGCGCTGAAATTATTTCAGCGAGGCCGTCCATTTTAGTTTCGCGTTTATTTGCCATTACAGAGTAACTTCAGTTTGTAATTTCAAATATAGGTTACGCTGTAAATTTGCTATGTTAACAATGTTATGGGCTACGCCTGCCTCAACTACTCTGTGCTTAACGCTAATGTCGGTATTATACCGAACAGTATAAAATACTATTTGTTTATGCTCGCGTCTGTCAGCGTTGACATTCTCAGAGCCAGCCTCAGCCTCTACACGCTGCGCCCATGCGGTAGCGTATTCAGTCCAAGTCTGTAACTTCTCGCCAGTGTTGGTGTCTATTGTTTCGGTGTAGCTTTGTAGGCTCACCAGTACATCCATTGCGCCCGCGTTCATTAGATTAACACTTGTATTTTATAAGGGTCGAGTAAGTAGTGAAAGCCAAAACTCATGTCGCTCTGAATAGTCCCAGTAATAATAGCCTGCCTATTGTCGTAGTATTGCGCAATTAATAAAAGCGCAGCGTGCTTAATAGTCATTGGCATAATAGTGTCTGGCTCGACGCCACTAGTTCCAACTGGGTTAAAACCTTCTGTAACTTCAACAATGTACTTAATCCCGTCGTCTGTTACCAGCGTTGGGGCAGTCTCTATAAAAATGTTACGGCTATACAAGCCCATTGGCTCGGGGCTAGCAATCCAGTCGGCAGAGTCGTAAGCAGTAACGGCGTTAGCGTCGCTAATGTAGTAAACATTTGTTACAGCCAAACAGCGCGTATTTAAGCGCAAATAATTGCCGCTAGGTATGTTAGTACCATTAAGCGGGTTTACTAGCGCAGGCTGTCCCGTAAAGCCGTCAAAGCCATAGCGAGCAGTTGCCTTACGAATTGAGTAGCCTAAGTAATTACTGCAAGCCTCAATAGCCATAGCAATAAGCCCACTAATGTAGGTGTCGTCGCTGCTGCTTGTAACGCGCAGGTGCTGCTTAGCCTCGTTAAGACTTACATAGTCTGTCGCGGCGTTAGCGTAGGCGGTGTAATGGCGTGCAATAAACATAATTACTCGGCGTCTAGTTCAGTTTCTGGGTTAACGGTTTTAGCCTTTTTTACTGGCTTGCTTGGTGAAGTAAGTACTGGAATTTCAACAGCAACACCAGCCTCAATTAAAAGCATAGCCTGCTTAGTTTCCATTATTACCTCTTCGCCTGCGTTGTAACTTAGGTTAAACTGTCCCGTTGGGTTTGCAACAAACTTAATTTTCATATTGGCCCTAGGGCGCTGCACTCAAGAGCGCCCTAGGCACTTGGACTTTTACGCCTCCAAGCAGGCAAATTATTAGGCTACGATGTCCTTACAAACCGCGAAGGCAGTAGGCTGCAACAAATTGCAATCCAAGTACGCGTTAAGAACTACATTAGTCAAGCCAGCAGTAGCACCGCTATAAGGGTCAACTGTCAACTCCATACCACCCCAAGAGGCAATAGCCATTTTAGAGAAGTCTCCGAAAATCATAGCAGACAAAGTGCTAGAAGTTCCTTTAGACAAGTTAGAAGGTACCAAAGTTGAAGTAGCCACTGGGTAGCCGTTCAAGTCCATACCGCCAGCAGGCCAAATAAAGTTACCTTCAACACCAGAAGACTGGCGAGGAATAGTTTGCAAAGCAGCTTTAACTTTAGGGTTAGTCAAGTAAGCAACTCCCTCACCGTTAGCGTTTTCAACAGCCTTCATAAGGTTAACGACGTCAGCCCAAACTGGTGCAATACCGTTAGCGTTGGTGCTGTTAGAAGAAGCGCCACCAGCGTAAGTAACATTTACAGAAGAGTTGGCAATAATACCAGTAGGCTCGTTAGAACCACCGCCCTTAATAGCAGCAGTTTCCAAAGATTGAGCCATAGCATTTAACAACCAGTTGCGCACATAAGCGTCAATAGAGTTGCTAGACTGCAACATTAACTGATTAGAAACTTGAATGTAAGCAGCCAAACGCTTAGGGCTGAAAGTAATTTTAGAGAAAGCAGGGCTCTTTTCAGTAGCAGAACCGTTCTCAGTATTCCAACCAGCAGAAGGCACAGTGCTAGCGGTAGGCATGTCCAAGTTACCAACCAAGCCAGACAACTGCTGTACACCCAAACCGCGCAAAACAGTTTTAGGCAACAATACATCAATAATTGAACCTACTGAGGTTTGAACATTCACACCACCCTCAGAACCAGAAGTTCCACCAGTTACGCTCATGTCACGCTTGAAAACTTCGCTAGGAACTTTCATAGAGTGAGCAGAAACAGAAACACCAGAGCGCTGGAACTCAGCAGCAGCCATAGAGTTAAACTCGGCTTCTACACCTTCGCGACGGCCAGTAATAGCCATTTCCATGGCACGCTTAAAGCTGTACTGGTCCTTCATGTTTTCCTTTTCTTTTTCCTCGCTGCGGCTAGCAGTGTGGCCAGCGGCTTGCGCTGCCAAGTTTTGCAACTTTTCCAAGGTTTCAACCTCAGCCTTAATCGCGCCCAAGCGAGCCTCGATTTCAGCCAAGCGGTTGGTTTCAGATTCAGCCATAGAGCGGGCTTCCTTCTCGATGGTGTTTTGCAAGGTAGACAACTCGCCGAGCAAGCGTCCACGCTCTTCTTTCAATGCTTTAATTTTATTCATGGTTTTTTGTTTTTGTTTTAAAGGTTTTCGTAACGCAACAGCGCAAGTTTTAAAATGTCGGCTGCTGCTTGGCTTTGTTTAGCGCTTTCAATTTCACGCTCTTGGTCACGCATAGCAACAATACTACGGGCGTCGGCCTCAGTGTCAGCGTAAGCGGGGTAAGTTACTGGGCTTACATCGTAAAGGTCCTCAATAACTGTAATAGTGCGCTTGCCCATTGTGCCGTATTTAGTAGAGTCACTCCACTTCTGCTCTTTAATTGTAAAAGCAAAACTGCTCTGTGTAATGTCTCCGCGCATAATGGAACGAACTACTGACATATGGGTAGGGTTCTCGTAGTCGGGCACCCATGTATACTCAAGATTTCCGTCTGAGTTTACAAACACTTTGCAGGTGTTTGATTTAGTGCGGCCCAGAATTAACTCAGCCTCGTGGTTAAATAAACAGCGAATGTCATACTCTTTGCCAAGGGCATAGTCAAACGCCCCAGCCTCTATAACTTCCTCGAAGTAACCCAAGTCAGTAACTGAATTAATAACGGCAGCGATGCCGCCAATTTCTTTAGGCATGTTTTCGCCTTCTGCTCTGGCAATTACGGTACCCGTAAAAGTTCTACGCTCTTGTTTCATTATATTACCTCGGTGTTATTTACCCCGTCTGGGTTATTGTTTTTGTCTGCCGTGCTCATTAACTGCGCTATTTTAGCGTCCATGTATTCGTCTATTTTAGACGACGGCATTAAGTTGCTTTCAATTAGGTACTCGTCGCCACCAGTAAAGCCGTTAGCGTCCTCAAACATACGCGCCTCATTTCTAGAAAGCCAGCCGCCGCGGATGCCTTTGTTATAGTAGTCTGCTCGCTCGTTGGCGCTGGCTCTCAAAAGGGAGTTAAAGTTAAATTTAAAATAATAAGTTAACTTGTCGCTCTCAGTAAGCAACTTGCGGGCCAGTTCCTGCTCAATGTTAATAGCATAACTTGCCAAGGTGCGAGCGTAAAAGTCTTGGTATTCTTGTTCTACGCTAGACTTAATGCCGTCCTTTGCCCCAATCATGGAAGCGGGCACGCCAAATATACGGGCTATTTCCTCAGCGCTAAACTTTCGAGTTTCCAAGTATTGGGCCTCCTCTGGACTTAGGCTTAGCTTTTCCATTTTAATGCCGTTAGGCAATACAGTTGAGCGGCTCGCCCCGTCTATAACATCGTCTAGACTTTTCTTTAATGGGGTTGCCTGCTCTGGCTTAATTTGCGCGTCGCTAGTTAACAAGAATTTTAACACGCCGTTTTTATAAACGCCTGCGCTCTGGGTAATGGCTGCCAAGTCAATACCTAAAGTCTCAGCATGCACAACAATGGGCGACAAACCTACAAGCGGGTCGTCACCGCAAAGCCCTTTAAAATGCAGCATGTCGGTAGCAGGCACAATAGAGGGGAAGCCCTTTAAATTAATTTTGTAAAATAGTTGCCCGTCCTGCATTACTGGCGTAACATAGTCTGGGGCAATAGGGTGCAAAGCAATACCGAGGTAACGAGCGTCACGGTTAATAAACGCGTAGGCGTTACCCTTAAGCGCCAAGTGGCTCACCATGTATTTAGTAAAGTCGTATTTTGTTTGGTAAGCGTTTGGCTCGTTAACTAATGCAGTAGCGTAATGTATTACAACCTGCTCGCGGTTGGTGCCGTCGTCCTTGTAAAGTTTTAAAGAAAGGCCAGCAATACCGTCCGCAATAACTCTAACGCAAGCATGCACGCTAGCAATACTTAAAGCCGTGCGGTCGTTTACCGCTTGGCCGCTTTTAGTCTGGTAGCCAAATACATTGTTTAAGGTATTTATAAACCAGTCAGCAGGCTGCGACAAACTCGAGCGCTTCTCTTTGCGGGGCTGCCAAAACTTTAAATTCATTGGGCGCAAATTACAACCGCCTTAAATTTGTTGTGTTAACATTTGTTACGCCCTTGTGAAAGCCAGCGCGAAAGTGCTGCCCTAAAGACATCGTAAGACTTGTAACGCCTTACGCCAAATTTCCCTAAATACTTTTCCTCGGTTGCGTTGTAGGCGTCCTCGTAAGTCTTGTACTTTGGCAGGTTGTTGTAATACTCCTGCATGTAGTCGTCTAAAAATTTCATAAGCTAAGAAACCAAAATTCTGAGTTGTTCTCCTTAGCGGCGTCCTGCATGCAAGTGCCCAAGGCCATTACTATACTCACGGGCCCGTCGACTTTGTCGCCGCTCTTGGCCTTGTTTATTTTTATATTGCCCGCTGGGTCTTGAGTTAACAATATGTTGCCCATCATCCAGCGAGTCACGGGGTTACCAGCGTGCCTTAGCATTTTGTCTTTAACAAGTCGCTCGAGTTCTTTAGTTGGTGCGCTCATAGAGACAAACCCCTGCCCAAAAGGGAACATTTGCAAACCCTCGTTTTGTAACTCAATTACTAACTGCGAGGCGTTAAAACGGTCGAATGCTATGTCCTTAATGTCGTATTTTGTGGAAAGTTCACAAATTTTGTGTTTAATGAATGCGTAGTCTGTTACATTCCCCTCAGTTAATTCTATAAAGCCGTCGGCTGCCCATTGGCGAATAGAAGCCCCCGCAGCGTCCTTACGCTTAAACGCAGTCTCGCTAGGTAGCCAGTACCAAGTGCGCACAGCGTGAAGGCTTGGGAAGTATAAGGAGAATGCGCAAAAGTCGCCAGTGCTTGCCAAGTCTAAGCCACCATAACAAACCTCGCCCTCTAGTTCGTCGTCGCCGTCGCATGCTTTCCAGAGGCTGTCACTAATCCAAGTTTGGGCCGTGTCTGTCCATACATTTAACAACTTAGTTTTAAACTCAACCTCCTTGTGCACAAATTCTTTAGCCTCGGTTAGTGCCTGCTCTAATTGTCTTGGGTAAACACTCACGCCCCAGTTAGGGTTAGCCTTAGCCCATACGGCTGGGTCTGTCCAGTCGTCGCCCTCGTCCAAAGTGTAAATAACTGAGAATAACGCCTCGTCCTTTATAGCGCCGTTTAAAACATTTGCACAATACTGTCGGTGCTTATAGCATGGCGCTTCTCGGTTAAAGCCTGCCGTGGTAATTGTAAAAAGAAGGGGCTGCCTCCTTGCCCCCATAGAGTTGCGGATAACATTATAAAGTTCGTCGTTAGGGTGCGCGTGGTATTCGTCAATGCAGGCGAAGTGTGTGTTAAGTCCGTCCTGCTTGTTGGGGTTCCACTCGAGAGGCTTATATAAACTTTGGCCGTAAACAATGCGGCGGTTATTAACAGAGTTGTTAACAGTTAACTCTTCGTTTAGCCAAGGCAAATTCTGGCACACTCGGACGCTCTCCCCAAATACCATCATTGCTTGGTCCAACTTTGTAGCCGCGCTGTAAACCTGCGCTGCTGGCTCGTCGTCAGCAATTAAGCCGTATAGCATAACTGCACTGGAAAAAGTAGACTTGCCGTTCTTTCGTGGGACTTCTATATAGGCACGCGTAAAGCGCCTGCTGCCGTCGTCATTTAAAAACCCAAATAGGTTATAAACAATAAATGCCTGCCAAGGTTCTAGCGTAAAGTTACGGCCTGCATAGTCGCCAGTCGTGTGCACTAGGTTCTCTATAAAGTTAACGGCGTGCTCTGCTAAGCTGTCGCTAAACTTCCAACCTTTTGCGCGGTCACTTTCGTAACGGGCTACTGCGTTCTTAACATGAGCGCAAGCCGCCACCTTGCCGCTTTTAATTTTGTCTATATAGTCGTAAACTATTTGCACTTTCTAAAAATGGCTAAGCACTCAAAGGCTAGTTTTTCGTTTCGGTAGTAGAACGCCTCGGCTACATTAGCAGCGAGCCTGCCTTGCTTGTCGCATGGTTGCCCGTCAATGCAAACCACAAAGCGCTGGCCAACTTGCTGCACTGTGTAAATACTTGGCGCTTCTATTTTAATTGTTGCCGTTTCAAACGCTTTGGTATGTACGGACTTAGTTATAGTCTTTTTCATAGTTCATCAATTAATTTTTTTACTTCTCCCCAATACCCAGCCTCACTTAAATAATGCAGCCCGTAGGGTTGGTTTTTAATTGCTTCAAGTATTTCATCAACACACACTAAGCAGCAATCCTTAGCAGTCAGTGAGTTATTAAAACTTTCTTTTAACTGTTGTGCTTTCTTTAGTGGTGTCATAGTTTTTCTATTTCCTTTTTTACTTCTTCCCACCATTCTCGATATGCGTAACGGAGTTCTAAAATTCCAATATTGCGGATTAATAAAATTTCATCAACTGCAATTAATGCACATTGAATACCTTCATTTCGTTGTTGCAAACCTACTAGGCTAAACTTGTCGACTAGTTCTATTGCTTTCTCTTTTGGTGTCATGCTGTTTTAGGTTTTTTAAGTGAGTCTAATTTGCTTACTGGCTTTGTCACCGCTGCGCTAATTCTGCTGCGAGCGCTCGGCGTAATTCCAAAGAGTTGCCCTAACTGGGTTGCTTGCTTAAGCGCTTGGCTCTGAACTTGAAACCACGGGTTAATCATTTTGTCCCCATGCCTGCTTAAAATTACTGTGCCTTCTTTTTTTAACTTAGTGCAAGCGTTCTGGTAATGCGTTAAAAGTTCGCAATAGCCGTGCAACAGTTCTAAGTCACAACTAGCCAGCAAACCATTTCGCTTAAGTTCGCGGCAAACCGTGTCCCAAATTTTTATAGATTCGTGACTAAACCCCTCGGGCGCTGGTGGTAACTCGTCCATAGGTAGCACTTTCATTTCATTCTCAACTAACCAGCGTTTGTCTTCTGTGCCTTGCAGTTTTTTTAATTCAGTTGGTAATTTTGGCCTGCCTCTCATATTTTTATAGTGTTTTCGTTACAAATATACAAGTAATATGTTAACTTTTATTTCTCTCGGGTGTGAAGAAAAGTGAACCAGCGGTTTTGCGCCCCTCTGTGTAAGATTTTACACCCCATACGGGTCGGCGTTCCTCTCCTTTGCACTTTTTGAGGCGTGACACGAATTGCACAAGGGCTGTAAATTATTTCTGTCCCAAAAGTTTCCGCCTAACCTCACTGGCTTTATGTGGTCCACCATTTGCGCTAAGGTAATTAGTCCAACCTCTTCGCAGGCTTTGCATAGTGGTGAGTCTTGAAGTATTAACGCGCGGACATTACGCCACTGCTGAGTATTATACCTTGGCTCTTTATAGCCTCCTTTGGTGTATTCTTTGCGCGCTTGTTTGCCGCGCTTAGACTGGTTAATACTAGGCATTGGTGTTCTCCTTGTATAGTGTTAGCTGCCCCTCGAATGTCGTCGGAATTGTAACGCATTCGCCGTTCCTATTCTTACCTATTATTAACTCAGCGTCTTCTATTACTGGCTTCTCGTCTTGGTAGTAAGCAGGACGAAAAGGGAATAGCACAGAGTCTGCGTCTTGTTCTATTGCGCCGCTCTCTCTTAAGTCGCTAAGTAGTGGGCGCTTGTCTTGTCGTGTCTCTGAGGCTCTGCTTAACTGCGCTAGGATTATAACGGTAATGTTTAACTCCTTGGCTAGTAACTTAAGGTTACGGCTAATTTCTGCCACTTCCTGCTCTCTGGTCTGCTTCGTGCCTTTAATAAGCTGTATGTAGTCAATAACGAGTAAGTCTAGCCCGTGCTTGCCTTTATGCTGCTTAACCTTGGCTTTAATGTCTGCTATTGAGGTTTCGGGGTCGTCGTCAATGTAAAAGTTAATTGTCTGGCTGTTGGCTATGTTACAGAGTCTGTCTATGTCATTCTCCTTTAATGCACCGTTACGCACTTTGTAGTTAGGTATTGCGCCAATAATTGAGAGGTAACGCTTAGCCAGTTGCTCGTTAGACATTTCAAGACTCAAAAACAATGCTTTGCCCCCAGTTGCTGCAAAGTCTTTGGTAAGGCTTAAGGCTAGTGCAGTTTTACCCATTGCGGGGCGTCCTGCTATTACGATTAAGTCTCCACCGTTGTAGCCCCCTAGGTACTTGTCTAGGAATAGCCAGCCAGTAGGTTTACCAGTAAGGCGTTGCCCCTTTTGTATATTGTCTACTATTTTGTCTACTACTTTGTTAGTCTCGTTTACAATGCTGTTAGGCGCTTTAGTTGTGCTAAACTGGGTGCTGTCCAAAAGTTGCTGTACTTCTTGCATTAACCCGTTTAAGTCTTTGTTAAGGTTTAGGTGTCCGAGTCTGTCTACAAATTGAGTATGGAGGTAGTTGTACTCCAATTCTCGCAAATAAGGGGCTATATTTGACTTGTAAGCGACTTTCTGCTGTATGGTAAGGGCTTCCATCATTTCAGAGGTTTTTAATGCCTTAGAGAGCCTCATTAGTTCAAACGGTGTACCTTCCAAGTAAAATGCCGTCATTACATTTATTAACTTTTGGTGTAACGGGCTTTTAAACCATTGGGGCTTAACCTTGGGAAGTTGGTGGTGAAACTCTGGGTAAAAGAGTAACTGGCTTATTATGTGTGTTTCAGTTTCCATGGATTAGGGCTAAGGTTTTTGCTTTTTTATAGGCTTCTGGCTTTGTTCGGTGAGCGCTTACTAGTTCGCCGTCTAGGTATATTCGCCATTCTATTTTAGCGTTAACTGTGGCTTGTCTTATGCTAATGTGGTGGTTAATTACTATGCTATTCGTCATAGAGTGAGGCTTTAAGTGGTTTAGGCGTTGTGGTTGTTATGCTGTTTGTTTTCCATGTCCTTACTGCTGCTTTCCAGTCTCGCATTTTGTTTTTACCAATGAGCCAGCCTTTTGACTCGTAAAACGCCAGCCACTTTTCGCTCAAGTCGTCCATGCCTTGCTCTTGCATGTAGGCTTTAACCTCTTGGGCTGTTGGAGGCACAAAGCGCTTAACTGACTTTGGTTCTGGTAGCCCTAATATAGTTTTATTTACTTTACTTTCCTTTTCTTTTATAGCATTGCCTTCGCATTGCGTTCGCATTGCGTTCGCATTCTCCCAGCGTTTCGACGCGCTTTGTCTGGCTTTGTCGCTTTTTTCAGTTATGGTTTTTAACCGATTTAGTACCGAATTACTCCAAAAATATAGGTCGTCCCATTGAAACAACTCATGTCCATATATTACAGAATTTACACAGTCGCTATGCGTTCGCAGTTCGTATGCTATGCGTTCGCATTCCGTTCGCATTATTCTGCCTTCATTTTCGTAAAGCATTTCAACAATGCACCAATAAACTCCGAGCCCTTCCATGCCCTGCCTCATTGCAAGGCTTACCAGTTTGCTGTCGCTTCTGGCTTTCGTGTCGTGTGAAAAATAGTCAATTTTCATAAATAAAAAACCCCATTAAGACGGCGCAGTAGGCTTGCAACCATCCCAACAGGGTTAAAGTCTTTTAACATACGGAATAGCCTACATTCCAGTTAACGCTACAAATATAGCAATTTTATTAACTATGCAATTTTTTTGCACTCAGTTGCCCGTGGTAAAACTCAAAGCCTTTGTTAAACCAGTTCTGGTGCTCTCGCTTCTCAGCGTCTAGGCATTCGTTTTTTAGCGTAACAACTGCGTTAACAAGTTGGTCGTCTGTTAATTGTTTGCGGCCATAAGCCACGAGTAACTCTAAGACTTTAATAGAGTAAGTCTCTACTGGTGTTAATTGTTCTGTATTCATATTGTTAAGTTTTCTGTTAGTTCGTGTAATTCGTTGCGCACCATTTTTAGCGCGTTTAAAAATTCGTCGTGCATGTCGTCTGGCGCATGTTTGATTTTACCTCTTAAATAGTTGTCCAGTTCCCAGAGTGCAGACTTATAACGGTAAGCATTTACAGAAGTCTCAAACTCTTCGCGCTCTTCTGGTAGGTTAAATTCTAGCGTTGCTTTCATTGTCTGTTTGTGGTTTGGTGTAAGGGCGAAAACTGTATATTTTGGTCCGTGTTTCGTCGAAGTTTATTTCACATTTTTTGCAGCAATATAGTTGCACTTTGCGTTTAAAATCAATTTTAGGGTTATTGCACTTGGGGCAGGTTGGCATATTCGGCGGCTCTATTGAGTCAACAACTGACTGCCAGTAGTCGTGTCCCTCTGGCGTTGAATCCCAGCGAAAAGCCATTAACAGCATGTCCTTATATGTGCGCACTTCTTGCTCTAGTACATCGAACTCAGTGTATTTTAATATTTTGTCACCCATTGGCAAAAACTTTGCCTTTGTTTTAACGCGTTCTTTTATTTTAATGTCTTGTATTTTCATTTTGTTAGTTCTATTGCTTTAAAAATTTCGTAAGCTACTTGCGGAACTATGGCATTACCGTAGGCCTTTATACTTTCTGCTCTCCATTTAGAAAAGGTAATGTCGTACAGTTCGTAGGAAAGCCCATCATTTCCGCCACAAATTGGGGATTGAGTTGGGAACCTTGTCCAGCCATTTGCCTTAAACTTGTTTGCAAAATTACGCCTTTCGCTTTGTGCCTTTTTTGGGCTCTTTCTAATGCCTCTGAACTCCGTGCGGTATTCCAGTCGTAACTGTTTGGCGTTGGTAACATTGCGCTGCCAGCCAGTGCAGACAAACTTCTGCCCATTTGACTTTTGGGATTGTATGTTTTCGCACCATTGTAAGCCTCGACTGCATTTGGCGTTGGAAGCAACAAACCAAACGCGCTCCCTTCTGTGTGGTGCACCAACCCCGCACGCAGGTATAATAATGGGCGCGACTTGATACCCAAGATTTTCCAAGTCAGAACACACCTCGTCGAATACCAGCCCCCCGTTCCAATTAGTGAGGCCGCGAACATTTTCGCCCACGACGAAACTCGGGGAAATTTCGCGTATTGCTCTAAGCATTTCTGGCCATAAATGGCGCTCGTCTTCTTTTCCGAGTCGCTTGCCTGCGCTGCTGTATGGTTGGCATGGAAAGCCTCCAGTGAGAATGTCAACTGTGTTTGCATATTTTGTAAAGTCTGTTTTTGTTATGTCGTTAAAACTTTCGGCGTTTGGCCAGTAGTGCTTAAGAACTCGCTGCCCGAATGCGTTCCACTCGCAGTGAAATACATTCTCCCAGCCCATCCATTCGGCTGCTAAATCAAAGCCACCAATACCGCTAAAAAGGCTGCCGTGTTTCATTCCTTAATAGCATAAGTTACTTCAATGCCAAAGGCGTTATGCCCCAGCGTTGTTTCTTTAAAAGCCTTTTTCATTACCTTAACCCACTCGGCTTGAGGTAGCGAAATTCCCTTTATAAACTCTTGAATTTCGGTGCTGTTAAAGGTTTTGTCTGTGTGCTCAATTTCCACTGTTATTATAAAGGTTTTCATTGGTTGCCTCCGTTAGTTGTTTATCCTTTTCCATTAATTCCTTGAGTTTTTCTTTACGCTCTTTTCTTAGTTGCTCTCGGTTTTCAATGCGCCATTTGTTTATTGCTATTGCATCCGATTGCTCTGCGTTTTCAAGGAGTTGTTTTATTTTGTCGTTCATTGCTCACCTCCTCCGTAGGTTTCGTTGTAGTATTTTTCTGCTGTTTTGTACGGCTTATCTCTGAAATGCCAAGATTGATTATAAGAATAAATTATTTGTTCCTTCTCCATTTCTTTGGCTTTAATTAAAATATCATGTGCATCTGTAAACTCTGATTTGCCATTAAGAAATTTTGACAACTCAATGTGTTGCCACTCCACTGCAGTTTTTTGTTTATTGTTTGTCATTGCTTACCTCCTTGTATTTTATTACGCATCCAATTTGCACCATCAATAAATCCTACTTTTAAATAATTAGCAAAATCAATAGGAAACATTTCTACACTGTTCTCATAAGATTGCTTTTGTTCTTGGTATTCATTGTTTGATTCTTGTTCTATCTCGTCATCAGTTGGAATTTCGATGGGAAAATGATTTTTAATTTCTTCTTCTACATCAGTTTCCCTTCTTGCAATACCATCAAATTTGCCAAGTTGATAAAACAATTTCAGATGTTCTTCTGTGTATAGTTTCATTTGATATCTCCTCCGTAGGTTTGGTCGTAAAATGCTCCAAATGACATTATCACCGCTTGACCACCGCATTGGTTCTTGAATGCTTCTTCTAAATAATTTTCATAATCATTATAAAGTTTTATTGTCATTTGCTTTTGCATTTCTTTGGCTTCTCTGATTTCCTCTTGATGGTCTATGTAAAAAGTCATTGCTTGTGGTATGCCTAACTTCATTGCTAACTTTCCACATAGAATGTCCACTGCCGTTTGTTGTTCATTGTTTGTCATTGCTTTTAAATATAAAAATTTATGTCTTCAAATTTTATTTCAGTTATAGAATCATCCATAATTTCTTTATTGGTATGCCCAATTACTATAACGGAATAATATTTACCATCCAATTCATATACTTGGTATGCTGAATCTTTAACCCATTCACCTTCTCCGATGAATTTTGCTTTATCTAAATCTATTTGTTGTTTATTGTTTGTCATTTTTTACAGCCTCCATAACTGCTTTGTAAAGTTTTGTTTCTAGTTTGTAATTAAGTTTTAAATAGGTAGCGTATTGAGTCGCGCCATGTATTCCGCTAGTGTGGTGTCTGTCTAGCAAGCCAGTTATTTTAACCCACGAAAAGTTAAACTCGTGCCTAGCAATGTAAAAAAACAAGTGTCGAGCGGTTACTATGTTGCGCTCTCTACTGGGCCCCATTAACTGGCCTGCCGTTGTGTTGGTTGCTTTGCACACCTCTAGCAGCAAGTCGTTAATTACGCTCTTATTTTTAAATGTCGCTTTGCGTGTCGGGTTATTGAGTTCGGCCTTTAGCGTCTCTACTTCCACATTGTGCTTGGCTATAAGGCGCTCTAACTGTTGCTCGAGCGCCCTAACTTTCTGGCGTGTTTTGCCGTAAAGTACCAAATAGTCTACCTCTGTCTTATTTGCTAGCATTGGCCTTCTCCTCTCTCTTCTTAGCCATGTGGCGGCGCTTCTGCTCTCTTACTCTGTTCATGTATAACTCGGCGTTATAAATGCGGCTCTGCATTACTTCTATTTCCGTTAAGTGGCTACGCGTTAAATAGTTCAAGTCCTCGGCCAACTCATGCGCACGCTTTGCCCATGTCATTTTAGTGTCTTCGCACTCGCGCAGTTTTGCTTTCGTGTCTAGAAGTTCTAAATGGTAAGCGTTGCCTACTCGGCTTTGTTCTTTAAACATTGACTTAAGGCGCTCAATGGTTTTGCCTTGGTTGTAAATTGTGCCCAGTGCTATTGCTGTGCCCAATGTTAGTGCTGTGTAAAATAAGTAAATCATATTTCGTTAGTTTTTATTCCATACTTGTAGCCTGCTAGGCTTTTTGCGGCGTCTTCTCCGCTTCTAAATAGTTCCTCAAAGTAATGAGAGCCCCAACATGGGCCGCCTGCTGCGTTGTAAGCTTCGGCGATGGTGTCGGCCTCTTCTTGAAGTCTCTTTTCGCAGAGTTTAACAGCGTGCTTAACAGCGTCGCTGGCGCTCAGTTTGCCTCCGTGCCTCTCGGTAAACTCGTAATGCTCTACCAAGTGCAGTAAGTCTAGGATGGTGTTTTCTAGTGGTGTATTCATGTTATTTTAGTTTTCCTTTGTACATGCGCTTAATTTCCTTGCGCTGGTGTTTAATGGTGTCGTTAAAGTTTGGTACAAACTCGTCACGCTCAAACTGGTAAGGGGTAGCCTCTGGCAAGTTGTTAAAATGTCTAACTTGCTGCTTAAGGCAGTGCGCGCCATACATTACAGCTACTGTAACGGGCGTTGCGATAATTAGGTAAATAATGTCTAGTGCCATTGTGTTAGTGTTTTGTGTATGCAATTATACGCACAGACTTTTCACATTACCAAATAATTTGTAAAAAAAATTACAAAAAGTTTGAAAAAAAGAAAAGCCCCCAGTAATACCGAGGGCCCTAACATGAAAACAGAATGCTAGAACTAACAAACTAGCACGACAAATATACTACTCTAAACGCTTTTCTATTGCTCTTATTATTTGCAGGGTCTTTGGTTCCTTCTTTTCCCACTTGGTTAGCAGGCCACGGCTTACGCCTATTTCCTCACAAATCTGGTTTAGTGTTATGCCTTTTTCTATGCAGCGCTTACGCCAGTGAATAACTAGGTTTTCTTTTTCCATTGTGCAAATTTAGTAAACTATTTGTATTTTTGTAAACATGAAAGCAGAACACATTTTAAGCAAATCACGCCTAGACTTAATAAACAAAGCGCCCAGTTTGTACAAACGCAAGTATATAGACGGCGTAGACGACAGCACAGAAACCCCCGCACTTCTTTTAGGCAAAGCGGTGCACTGTCGCATTTTAGAGCCTGCCGAGTTTGGCAAGCGGTTTACTATTGCCCCTACTATTGACAGACGAACCAAGGACGGAAAGGAAAAGTGGGAAAAATTCATGCAGGAGGCCGACGGGTTAAGCGTATTAACTAGAGAGCAGGACACCATTATAGAGGGAATTAATAACGCCATTTACAAGCACCCTGCTGCTAGTTATTTGCTAGGCCTTACTGGCGAGAGTGAAATAATGGTTAACTGGACAGACGAAGTAAGCGGCCTGCCGTGCCGTGGTATATTCGACAGACTAACGACTAGCGCTATTATAATTGACTTAAAGACAACAGACGACGCTAGCCCTAAAGGCTTTGCCAGAAGTTGCCACAAGTACCGCTACCATGTGCAGGCAGCGTTTTACATGGACGGCTTACAAGCCAGTCGCAATGTAACAGCAGAGGGCTTCTTTTTTATTGCAGTTGAAAAGAGCGCACCCTACTTGGTTGGCGTGTATTACCTTAATGCAGAAGACTTACAGCGAGGCCGTGACCAGTACCGCAAGGACATAGAGGCGTTTCAGAATTGCCTAAATATAGACGAATGGCAAGGCTATGGCGACGGCATCCAAGAATTAACACTATTTAACAATGGAAAATAAAGAACTAACACAAACAGCAGCGCCGCTCTCTAGTTTTGAGCAGGCACAAAGACAAGCAAAGGCATTAAGCGCAAGCGATTTAGTACCTCAGCAGTACAAAAACAATGTAGCAAACACATTGGTAGCCCTTGAAATTGCAAACCGAATAGGCGCTAGCCCGCTTATGGTTATGCAAAATTTAAACATTATACACGGGCGTCCAAGTTGGGGCAGTTCGTTTATTATAGCGGCTATTAATGGCTCTGGTAAGTTCACTGCCCTGCGCTTTGTTGGCGACTTGGCCAAAGGTATTAAGGCAGTTTGTCAAGAGAAGGCCACGGGCGAAACTTTAGAGGGCCCGCTGGTTACTATGGAAATGGCAAAGGCAGAAGGCTGGCTAGACAAGGCAGGCAGCAAGTGGAAAACTATGCCAGAGTTAATGATGCGGTACAGAGCAGCGGCTTTCTTTGGCCGTTTATATGCCCCAGAGATTACTATGGGAATGCACACCACAGAAGAGGTAATAGACATACAGCACGAAGAGCCTAGGGCCGTTGCTGCAATTAACGAGGCACTTAAAAAGTAATGCAGTTTAACTCTGACTTTAAATTTGACTTGCTTATAGGTAACGAGGTAGAGGGCTACCTTGGCCAAATACTTAATGGCAAAAGAATTGAGGTTAAGAGTGACAGAAAAGCCCACAAAACTGGCCGCGTGTTTGTAGAATATGAAAGCCGAGGTAAAAAGTCTGGGCTGGCAACTACGCAAGCCGACTATTATTGCTTTGAGGTTAGCGGGGTGTTTATATTAATTAGCACCCCCACCCTTAAGGCTATTTGTCGCAAGTACATAGGCACAGAGCACGACATAAGAGGCGGCGACAGCAACACCAGTAAAGGCATTCTATTGCCTCTTTTAGAATTGCTTAAAGGGTTATAAAGAGGACTAAATAAATACCTTTTGCGCCTTATAATACCAATTAAGGCAGTAAGTTGCTGGACTTAATAAGCGTGTAGGTAAACTTATTGCCCCACTTTTCGGCAGCAATTTCGCAGAGTTCTATAAACCTATTAAAGTCTTGAGTGCGTTTAAATACTTGGCAGCCCTCAGACCAGCGGTCCACCCGTACCGAGTCCACACCTGCCTTATGTATATTAATACCAAACACACCGCGCTCGGTTCTGTCTTCTGCATATATTCCGTCATTTTTAAAATCTCTATAAACAACCACTGGGCCGCATTGCCTTAAGGCTTTGTATTTGCCTTGGTGTAGTCCTAACATATACGCCCCTAAATACTGGCCTTCTTTTAGTCTGGCTGTGCCTGCCCCGTTGTCGGTTGTTATTTTATAGGTTTTAATTTCCCAGTTGTCTTTAACCTTATAGGCTATAACTATTTCGTCGTCGAATGAGTTGGTAACTTTTAAGCCAGTTGTGGCGTTTCTAATTCCTATAATATTTAGGTTATAGTCGCCAGTCTCAAACCATTTGTAACCCAGCGCCGCAATAGTTTTCTTTAACTGTCCTATTGTATACATGCTTAATTGGTTTTATAGGTGTAGGCCTCTACTGAGTAGGCTCTATTTCCATTTTTTAATATGGGCCTCGGGGTAATTACTAACCACCTGCCGCCTAATGGTTTTGGAGGTGCGCCGCGTTCTACATGCCAGCCGCCTTGCCCCTCGTTATATTCCTCTTTATAACTTGGAGTTCTAACCATTAGAATGTCTTTGAGTTTAACTTTATTATGTCTGTCTAACCTCTCTACTGTGTAGGTTAACTCGGTGCTTTCATGTACATGCCCCATCCAGACACAATCCGCGCCTTCTACCATGGTAGCCATACGGTTAAACTGAATAGTGCCTTTAGTAACTGGGCCACCGCCTCCGCTGCCGTGGTAGTATTTCATTTTGTAACTTAGGTTAACTTCTGTGTACTCTGAAAACTGCCAAATAACCCAGCCGCCGTAGCCGCCAACTTGAATGCTAGCCCCAGTAGCAGCGTTAAGCAAAGTAACAAAGCGCTCTATAATGTCCGTCTCGCAGTGTCTTAAAATGCTAGTCTCGTGGTTTCCGTACCCTATTACTTTAATGCTTTTAGCGTAAGGCTTAAACCATTCTACTGCCGTGTCTATTACTAAGTCTAAATAGCGGCTTCCGTTATGCTCTGGCCTTATGTCCGACTTACTTCTACGCCCGTCGTATTTACCTTGCATTAAGCAGAATAAATCCCCGTTAATAAAAATGTCGTGCCCGCCGTCAACGGCTTGCTGCATGTGGTTGGCTAAAAGTTTTCTGTCGCAGTGTGGGTTGTCCCAGTGGCAGTCACTAATTAACAGCGCCTTAGTCTCTTGAAACTTTGAGCGTGTTATGTAAACATTGTTTGTCTTCATAAAAGAATAGCCACAATAGTAGCCGCCGCTAAAATACTGCAAAGGTTTTTAAAACGCGTTACTAATTTGTCGCGCTTCTGCAACTCGTCCAATAACTTAGACTGTATGGCGTCCTGCTCGGCTATTACTGCGCTGTCAATTTTACGGTATTCACGGCATAGGGCTAACTGCTCTCGAGCCTCAGCGCCTTTAATTAAATAGTAATTACTTGCCGCTAGAGTCGAGGAGTCTATGCACTGCGAGTAAGCGCCTTGTGGTAGAGCAGCTAGTGTCACCAGTATACTTAAAATAAAGCGTTTCATATTTTGTATTTATAATTTGCTCGGTGTCGCGCAAAGTTTTGTATTTAGTCTTAAGCATTTTAAGCGTGTCTGTGCGCCTTAAAATAGTTTCGCTATATATGTACTTAGGCAAAGGCTGTTTAATGTCTTTAAAGCCAAATATAACAGTATAAACAAACAAGCATAACAGCACGACGGCTATACATTCTAGGGCTATTTCAATCAGACTCTTTTTCATCGGTAAAAAAGTTAGTAATAAACTTGCCTACTGCCCCAGCAATACCACAAGCAAGCATAAGTTTTGGATGCTCAATGTTGAGCCCTGCAACAAACAAGGAGGCAGCTGCTATGCTGTCCCCTAAAACTCTAAGGCGCTTAGGTGTTGGCTCAAAGTAGCCTTTAAACTTTAGCCTTGGCCTCTTGTTGGTTTGCATGACTTGTGCTTATTCATGTGCTTTGTGTGCCGCCTTAGTTTCTTTTTAGGCTTAGGCGCAAAGGTTGCCGCTGTGCTAGTCTTCGCTTTTGCCATCGCCCAAAGAGTCTATTTTTTTCGAGTAGTAACGAATTGCAAACAAGCCCGAAATAATACCGACAAGAGCCAGAGCAAAACTAGCAACTGGCTGCCAAGTCTGAGTAAAATGTATAACAGCAGACGAGCCGCTAACTGCTGTGGCGATGGCCGCTGTGGTGTCATTCTCAAAGTGTTTCATTATTTAACGCTTTCAATTTTAGGTTCTGGAAGTTTGCAGTATTCACTCTCGGGGTACTTCTCGCAGAAAGTTTTAAGGTACAATGAATCATCCCCCGAAAAAGTATGCACACCGCACGGCTTTGGGAACACCTCAAACGGGGCAAAACTTGCGGGTGGTTCTGCATAAAACAGAATGTCAACCGCCCATTTGTCGCTTTGGGTGATGCACTCGCCTTGCTCATTCTTTTCTAAACAAATGAAGCCAATTTCAACAACTGCGCAATCTTTCCACGATGTTGTGTCGTCGGTGGTTTGTTGTATGTCTTTTTGGAGTGTTGCCCATTCGCTTGGGGTGAACTCATATTTGTGAAAGGTTTTCATATTATAAGGTTGTGAGGGAAATAAGTTCTGCGGTTGTTAATGCGTTTTTGAATAAAAGCGCCTCTGATTGGCGTTGCCCATTTTGTCCAGTTCCTGGGGTTAGTTCTGATTGTCCCAAATAAATAGTATCAACAGTCGCATTGAAACTAAATGCACCCGTTGTGCTTAAAATTGACACCCCATTTACATACAATGTTGATGCACCACTTTTGTAAGCAAGTGCCATTTTGAAATTAGGGCCCGTCACTGCGGCAACTGAACTGAAAATAACGCCACCGCCACCCGTTACAATAAAAAATCCTGCAGTTGTTCCTGACAATGTAATTCCTACACGATTACTTCCGCCACTAATTACAAGAACCCTTCCTGAATCGT